ACAGTCGTCGAATGGCTACCCGAAACGGTGCCGGACGGCAAAGACTCGCCCGACCCGCTTCTGAGGTAAAAACTGGCGTTAGTAGCCGTTGAGCTCTCGAAAATCATTGACGTGCCGTTTCGTGCGAATCCCAAAGCGGAACGCAAATATACAAAACCGCCCACAAACGGGCCAACAGTCAAAGAGGCGAGAGTTCCGTTAGGCCCGGCAGTCGCTTGAAACTGCGTGGGCGAAACAATTGCAGAAACGACCAAAGATGGATAATTTACGCGACTATCAGGAACACCATAAACGCCAAACCTAGTGCCAACGCTCAAGTTATGATTGAGAGTGGTAGTAACGGTAAGCGTAGTAGTTGATTGAGAAATGCTAGAAATATCAAGATCGGCAATAGCAGGAATTACCCCGAAATCGACGATCTCGTTAGAAAACTCTTGCCCCAAGGTTCTCTGTGATGCGTGAAACCCGAAGCTTCCTTCAACTGGCATTTTGAATCTGGCATTTGCGGTCAGAGCAGTCTCTGTGCCAGCTTCTAACGGGTCTTTCGAGATCACCAAATAAGATGACCCAATTGCGTTGCCGTCAAGTTGGACAATATCCCCCGCAGCTTTTGAAAGCGTCCAGGTGTTAGTTGTGTCAAAAAACTCAAACGGCTCTTGCAGTTTGGTATTAACGTTTTCCGTCGTAACTTCAGCAAATGCGGGGGTTAGTTTCATTTGTAATAGCTCACGTTTAAGATTGCGCCAGCGGCTTGCTGGATAAATTGCACATTAGACAGGTCGCCGTCATAAAACAACACCCCGCCATTTGGCACGGGCATCCCTACCGTTGCGGTAGGGGCAATCTTATCATCCCGCCATCTAACGCCCTGCCCCTCAACAGTGATGATCGCAACCGTTGGGGTGGTTGAGATGCCGTTTAGATCCCTAGTAGGCACGGTGAGATTGGTAGCAGACGAAAGTCCCGTGATCTGCTGATAACCAAAAATCGACGTTACGTCTTTTATCATGCTAAAAACCTCAATTTGTAAAGCGTGCTTAAGTAAAGGCTCAATATTTCATCGATGATATTATGCAGCGGAGTGCATTCTTTATCTACGATTTTGTATCGTTCAGCCTCAATTTCATCCACCTGGCCTTGCAAGAACTCAACAATGTTTGTCGTCTTCTTGGCAGACATCAACGAGACCGGCCCCATCAAGCCGTACTTGCCTTGATACGCCTCGGCAAAGCTATCAGCCAAATCAACAATTTCCTCATAGAACGCCTGCAACGCCATGTGCTTGGCAAAGCTGCGCGTGTTCAAGTGAACAGAATGGGCCACATCCCGCCCTAGGAACAACATCCCAACAAAATCACATGCCTTCATTTTGCATCCCTTGTTGTGGCATTTGTTCAGGCATCTCCCCGCCCATAGACTCACGGCTTGGCATCTGGCCGATCAAGTCTCCGGTGTCCATCGCCGCAGCAATCGTGCCCATCACAATGTCTTGAATCTGCTCAGGCGACATACCAGCCTGCACCGCACTAATACGCTGCGTCTCAGCCTGGTATGCCTTGACCTGCGAATCAAACTCCTTGATCGCAATATCACGCGCCTCCATAGACTTGGACACGTTTTGGAGCATCTGATGCATCTGCTCCATTTCCTTGCCCATGGCCTCCATTTGCTGATTTGCAGCCTGCAAAGCAGGATCGTCCTGGTCAGATAGCAGCTTAGGATCAATCGTCTTCTTCAGACGTTCAGCCATCTCATTGGCGCCAGGCCAGTCCATATTCTTGACAAACAAGTCACCAGCCACAGACCACAATTCTGGATTACCCTGAAGAATCTGGCTCATCGCCTCCATAGACTCTTGGCGCTTGGTCATGTAGCTCGGGCCAGTCGTGACGCACACATCATATTTGCCAACGCTAGGATTGTAAATCTTCTCAATCACAATCCCATTTTGGTCAGTAATTTTCTTGACAGGCATTGGCTGGCTTGGATCAATCTTTGCCATCTTGGTCTCGCCATCGACGCCAATAATCCGAGCAATTCGTTGCGTGTCGTATATCTTCGGTGCGAGGTCGATGATCTGCCGACCGATGTAGCGCACCGCCCTGGAGTAATTGTCAACGAAGTGATACGTCCCCGTATCGCCTTGCTTCTCGCGGGCCAAAATAGCCCGGCCAGATCGCTCGTTAGACGTGGCGCCCAAACTCGCGTCATACTGCCCCGTAGTGGACTTGATGTCCTCCGAAGCGCCCATCTTGGCCTGAATAAGGCCTGTTTGGGCCATTGGAGGCTGGGCACGTTGAGGCAATGGTAAGACCGCCCCTTGACCGTCCGTAACGTCAGGATTGACCTCCAAGTACGGCCAGTTTTGCGTGTTGGCCGTCTTCCACTGGTTCTCATAACCCTCAAACTGGCCCCCATATCCGATGAACGGTGCTTTAGGTGCCAGCGCCAACATTTCGGCCTCTTGGCTAACCCAATAGTTGTACATCCGCTGTGCATCCTTGGCGTTACGCACCAAGCCAGACACATACAGCCGACCATCAACCTCAAACTCATTGCCAACCACCCGGACAACGGGAATGTATTTCCCCGCCCAATCTTGCTGCTCAAGAATCTCGTAACCGTTAATCTTGCACCACTTCACACGCTGCACATCCACCTGCCGAGTACGAATAGGCTTCATGCCCATCGCTTTCATCTGTTTGTCTTGTGGATCGCCAGCAAAGGCAGACACATTCCCGTGATACAGGTTCAGAGTCTTCTTCTCATGTTCAATGTGAAAATACTCAGCAATCCGAACCGTGTCCTCATTGACCCACTGCGACAACGACTGATCGCCCACCCCCAGCGTCTGCAACGTGGAAATAGGCTTGGCATCCGGGAACATGCGCTCGTAATCTTCTTTGAGGATGTCCTCAGTAATGAAGCACCATTTGGCATCAGCGCCGCAAGGATCTTGGATCGTCGGGTCCATGTACACCGAGAACCCATTCCTTACCCGGCCAATCTTGATGTCTTGGTCAAAGGAGTTTTCGTCGCAATACTCAGTCAGCAGCCGAATGTACCCTTCGCCATACACAACTTGGTTTTCACAGGCAGTGTCATACGCCACATCAGCGTCAGAGATGTACTCAATATGACGCACCAGCCCGTCATAAATCTCAGCCATCTCAGGATCGGCTTGATCATCCACAGGAATGACCTTAATCGAAGGCCGATTCTGGCGCTGGTCATTTGTCACCTGCCGCACATGCTGAGGCAGCTTGTTCATCGTCAGGCAAGGCCGAGCATTGATCGTTTGACCCTGCACCGCACCACGAGTAGCCAACACGTCTGCAGGCCATTGCCACTGGTTATCAGGAGAGCCAGCAAAGAACCTTAAATCGTCCAGCTCGTCCTCACGGCTTTCCGAATACGCCGAGATCGCCATGTTAAGCCGCGACCGAGCGGCAGCAAGAATGTCAGCCTCAGACTTCCCGCCAGGCTTCTTGTCATTCGTAACCGATCCCGCCGCAGTCAGTTCAGCCATGTGTTATTTCTTCTTTGGGGCAGCAGCCGCCCGTTTGGTTGCATACGCAATGGCCACCGCCTGCTTCACAGGCTTGCCAGCACCCACCTCAGCCTTCACGTTTTTGCGGAAGGCCTCTTTAGACGTGGATTTGACTAACGGCATGATTACACGCAGTGAATCAGCGCAAAGTTAATTACCACAGCTTCAGCCAAAGGCGTGGCAGCCGTAATATTACGCAGCGTAATCGAAGCAGTGCCAGCGCCCAAACTGTTCACCCAGCAATTGTACGATTCAATCGTAGCACCACCAGAAAGCGTAACAATCAACACGTCATTTGCACTGATGAAGCTGTTGTTCATCGTGAAAGACACGTTGGTTTGGGCAGCCAAAGAAGCGGCATTCAACGTAATACGGCCAGCCGACTTATTCAAAGTCACAGCCGTTGACTTGCTGGTCGCTTGAGTCACAACGCCCTGCGCCAACGCCGTGTAGCCAAGCTCACGGTCAGAATAAATAACATCAGCGCCGTCAATGTCTTGATCCAGATACGCGACGCCGATAGGTTTGCTGTTTGACATGATTAAGATCCCATCCAAGAGTTAGTAACGCCGCCAGGGCCCGAGCTACTCAACCGACGCACGTTTTTGGGATTGTACTCCCTACTTGCCACCGGATAAGCAAAAGTTACTGCTAAAGCATCCGCAGCATCAGGAGAAGCCAACCCGCGAGCCTTCATTTCCTTTTTACCCTCCAAGAAAATAGTCCCAGATGAGTCCGGCTTCTTCATTGGCCCCAGCAAATCAGACCTCAACGCCCTGTCCACCGGTATCGATGCAGTCTTGAGCCAATCCCTCATCGCCCCCCACATCTCAGCCCGCTTATTGCCCCACATGATAGGGTTTTTGGCCTTCCAACCAAAGTTCACACCCCTCACCTTGTACCTCTGCTCCACCAGCCGATCCAATATCCCATACCCCAACCCACCCTCATCAATCACCACCATCGTGGGCGAGTATTCCTCAATCACCTCAATCACATGACCCACAGTCGTCATCGTGTCGTCGCCCTTATACCTCCTAATGGCCACAATGTCACGCCCCTGCCTCACCACAATCACCGTCGAATCCATCCCACCCCGCGCCGGGTCCACCCCAATCACAATCGGCGCAGTCTGATCCTTGTACTTCGGCCGATTCGCAGCCTCATCTATCACCACAGGCGAAATGAACTGATCCTCCCCAGTAGCAGGAAACTCCCCATACACTTCCACCCGCGCCTGAATCGAATCCTCGCCGTACTCCTCAATAATCTGGTCATACACAGCCTTGTCAGTCCCCTCCACCGACCGCGCATCAATCACTTTTGTGCGCCAAAAATCCCTCTTCGCCCCAAAACACTCAAAAAAGTACCCCGCATTGCGCCGTGGATTGCTAAACGCCAACCAAAACCGATTCGGCGTGTTCTCCGTGAAAAAACCCGTCGCCACCGACCAAATAGCATCATCAATCCCCGACGCCTCATCAAAAATCACCATCACACCATCAAAGTTGTGCACCCCCGCATACGCATCCGGGTTCTCAGCACTCCACAACCGCCCCTCACTCCCCCAATACCTCGTCCCCTTCTTCAAATCCTTCTCAACCAACTCCGCCAACCACTTCGCAGGCAAAACCCGCGTCGCACTGATCTCAAACCAGTGACTATTGATCCCCATCGCTAACCACTTCGTAATCTCAGCCCAAGTCACCGACCTCAACTGAGGCTCACTATTGGCCGAAATGATCGTCGTCGAACCTATCCGCGTCGACAACATCCAAATCACAATCCATGACACCAGCGCCGACTTGCCAATCCCACGGCCCGAGCTGACCGCTTGCCTCAAAACCCTGTAAGCAATGTCGTCCTCACTCTGGTGCGGCTCCTTCGCATCCGCCAAAACCCTATTCGCCTTGATGTGCTCCGCCAAATCACTCAGCACCTCCCTTTGCCACTTCCTAGGCCCAGAAAACCGCTCCAACGGCGTACCCTTTTCCCCCCAAGGAAACACATACAACACAAACGCCAATGGGTTGTCCTTGATTCGCTCACTCCAGATCAAAGACATCAACTCCTGTTCCTGCTGAGGCTTGTAGATGGGCGTTTGCATAGTTAACTCTCGGATGTTATGGAAGTGATGTTAACTGAAAATTAAAAATAAAATTCTTCTGAAAGAAGAAGTTCATTTTTTAACAAAGCCTGAAATTAAAAATAAAAATTTGCGTGGGGGATGGCTTCCACACGGCCCGATGTGCAGGGCCCTACCCCCCCCTCGATTTTTATTTCGCATGGTTTGCACTAGCTAGCGAGGTTATGCGCTGCGCGCATGCGTGCATGAATGATGTGTATTGCAGTGCGTCAACCCTACACATAGGGTTTGTCCTAGTGTACTTGTGCAAAAGAATCGTTTACATTTACATCACTGCGGAACACGAATCAACGGAACGCGCAGCAACTTAAAGGAAACGATCATGAGCAGGCAAGCAAACTACATAGTTCCCCCCACATTTGAGGCGGCAATCCTTGGCTTTGATTGTGTTGAGATTGGCCTGCGCAAAGCCCATTTGCACAAGAATGGCCAGCGTGTGTTGAGCGCAACCTATAGGCAAGCCGAAGCCCCCAAACTTGCTCGGTTCAGCGACTGGGTTCAGCATATCGTCAACGCTCAATCAGCTTAACCCATAGGGGCTTCGGCCCCAGCAAAGGAACATCATGAACACACTGACAATCGCACAAGCAACCCAGGCGGCCCACGACATATGGGCTCAAAGCCCACGTGGTGTAAACGTACACAGCTCTGTTGCTCATGAAGTTCTGCGCCGGATTGGCTCAGGGTTTCATATTCCGACCGATGCCCACGCTGATGCTGAAGCCCTTCGCACAGAAAGCAGCCTTGCAATCTGGCTGCTTCGTAATGCTGTTGATACATCTGCCGACCTCATTTTCTAAGGATTATCATGACAAACACACAGACACAACTCCCCCTCGTTTGGAAACCACTCTGGGACGCTATGCGCTCAAGCCCTGCAGCCTGGATCCCTACCACAGAAGAAATGTACTGGGACATGCTCGAAGCGCTCCCCCCCCTGTGCATGTCAAGAGGTGCGTTTCTTATGAGTGAAGCCGACCACACCAACGCGAACAATGATGAGGTTTATGCATGTTTCTCTCGCAAGAGTGATGAGTATTTTGCACGTTACATGACAAAACAAGAATTCGTCAATGAGGTGGCGGCATGAACTACACCACTCACCCAACTCACATCAACCTTGTCCGCGCCGGCGACACCGTTGAGGTCGATGGCAAGCTGCGCACGGTTTGCCAAAATGATCTAAAGAAAGGATTTATGGGGCTGACGCTGTTTGGTGACAGTTATCGCCTCGGCACAGTGCCTGTGCTCCGTGTAGAGATTGAGAGTGCAAGGGCAAAGGGGCGGGTATGAAGAACCCTAACGAATTCTGGTCCGAGGTCTCATTCGCTATTGCACTCGGCGCGATCTTCGGTTATGTGTTTGCTACCTACTTTTGAGCTCATCATGCCCCAAACCATCCTTTCACACCTTCTTAGCCTGATCAGCTCGCACAGTGCGCCATTCAGCATAGCCACCCAGCTCACAGCCGCCAGATTCAATGTGAGCCCAGCATACGTAGAACAACTTTTCCATCGAGGTCTGTGATGTGCCCGCTGTGCAAAGGCCCTGTAAAAGTCTTGGAAACCCGCGAATGCAAGAAACAAGGCGGCAAACGTCGCCGACTCCGCTGCAAAACCTGCCTCTATCGCTTCACACTTATCAACGATGCCTATAAAGGAAAATCATGATTAAGTCAATATTGTATGTCGTTCTTTCGCTACCATTCTTGGCCCATGCCGACGAGTGGACCGGCCGCGACAAAAACCTCCACTTCGTTGGTGGCGCAGCAATCGGAGCCGCCGTCACCATGGCCACCGATAAGCCCATGTATGGCATAGCCGCCGGGGCCGCTGTAGGGCTCGCCAAAGAGCTCTATGACGCTCGCAATAGGGCAACCCACACCCCAAGCACCAAAGACCTCGCGGTGACCGTTCTAGGGGCTGCTGTTGGCTCATACACAACACACATCGTGATCCGCAAGAACTTTTTAGGCTTTCAGACTAATTTTTAGAAAAAGCCTTACAGACATGGAAGGGGCCAACTTACACAATCCTCCGAAAGGAGGTGGCCCATGGACATCGACACGAACCTGATCTGTAGTTTGCTCGTTTTTCTGTCTTTCCTAGTCTTCAACACAGACGACGACGAATAGCCAACCAACGCACCACAAGGCCCTCAGGGGCCTTTTTTTACGTCTCTACGTCCTTACCCCCATCCTCGAGCCTCCTGGGCTCTACGATCTTCGCATCGATGACTTCGCCGGCAATGAGCCGTGCCTTTGCAGCCTCAAGTGCATCAGTAATACTAATACCGGTATGCACTATCTCGTGCTTCTGAGTTTCTGCCCAGCGCATTTGGGTTTTAGTCCACCATATAAGCGAGCCAGTATCTCCCTTAATCGCCTTCTGATACAGCGTCCCGCCAATCGCCGCATTGGCCTTCGCTTTACCCGCCAATAACTCTTTCCCAAAATGATCTCGCAGCGTATCGCTGTGAATACCATCCCGGATCAACGCCGCGATCTGCTCTTGCACCAGGCCTATACCAGATAGTTTCTCAACGTATGCCCTCTCCTCATCAGTCGGCACAAACGCAGGCCTACCTGCATTCGGTTGAGCCCCCCCCCACTTCCTCTTCAAATTTTCTTGACCGG